ATTTCGAAGACCCCATCTGTACAACCGGTTGTGGGCCCTATATATCGAGGGAGCGTCAGTTATGAGCTCTTTTTGATACACGGGAGTCACGTCGTCGCCGTCGAAGTAATGACGGCCGCAGCTTTCGAAAAAGCTACCAGACGTGAAAGATTTGTCTGCATTAATTAAAAAACCACAATAGGTGAGCCCGCTTATAATAAGCTGGCTGTCCGATTGTGAGCAGATAATATCATCACCATAAACCAGAACAGGTGTACCTTTAGCTAAGACAGAACAGATTGCCCAAAATATAAGGGTTTCCAGTTCAAACGTGAATCCATTTCCCATTGAGGAGAACTTTTCCAAAAGAATTGTTCGACCGTTGAGATCAGAATGCGTACAACGCAGCCGTTTAAGTAGTGTTAACCACTCTTTTGGCACCACGTGTTCAACTAAAGATAAAGACAAAGTATCACTCGCCATGGAAAGGTCGAGTGTAGCTAAATCATCAAAAACTGCACGGAATGCAGCATCCTGGTTGACCGTTTGGTCGTTCAGGTCGATGTTTGCAACTTTCTTCAGACAGCTTCGTATATGACGGCCGACGGCCTGCTGCATAAAAGCATTCGCAGCAGGTTCACAGGCAATCATCCGATTGACATCTGATGTTTTCGGTACTTGTACGCAACGGTTTGACCTTACGATGTGAAATTCGCCGAAAAATTCCGGCATAAATACACCACTGTCATACCTGTCCAGTCCTGAAAAAAAGAACGGGGCAAGGCCCGACGCACCGTGCGTTACAGCCACGCTACCTTTCATCTTGACGGAAAAATGAGTACCGCGCTTTGTGAGCGCAGTGGCACCATTCGACCATCGTCCATTTGTACACAATTTAACAGGAGGAATCCACCCTATGACTGACGCGATTTTGTCGCGTACAGAATTGAGGAAATCGTTTTCAACTACGCGGTTTAAACGCTGGTTCGTCGAGAAGCACTGCTTCTCGGCGATTTCCCACATTTTAACCGTTTCGAGATCGCGGCTTTCTTCAAGAGCTTTATCACTGTTCAGGAGCTTTCGTCTGTAGTTATACAGCAGCCAGTCCTTTGAGTACGTTGTGGAGCTGCTATACTCTTCCGCCTTCGGCCGACTTTGTAAATCGGTCTTGGAAAAAGGAGTACGGAAACGCTTACACAAAAGATC